AGAGAGAAAAGAATACCATACTCAAACGACCGGCTAGCACCATTTGGTGCGCCTTGCGACTTAAGTTTCCGCGGATCGGCAGAGCTGGCAATGATTGCAACCGCGTAAAGCTGGATAAATAACATAGTTGAAGCAGTATAACCAGCACCATCAAGGCATGGCTGAACACTGGCAACGCTATCAATCGCAGCTTGCAGGATAAAATCAGGGATAGAAACCCCGTAGGATGAATCTAAAAACTGTTTTACTTGATCTAGCGTTACCATGTGGCCTCCGTTAATGCAAATATTATAGCATGAAAAAACCCAGCGCTATGGCTGGGTTTAGTTAAGACATAAACACGATGACTATGGGACTGGTTATGGTTGGCAAATCCACCGCATAAAGCACATAGAGAAGAGAGACAAAACACCCGATTACTCCTAGGCTGCATACCGTCATTATTGTTGAATATTTCATTACCACTTCCCTGTAAAGTTAATAGTATTCCGTGTCGCATAGATCATGCCATTACCTACTGATACACCCAATGCGGCCCACAAAGCATCAGCGGCAAGGCCTTTATAGCTGAATCCACTTCCTGACGTTGCTACTTCGTCGCGTATCTCTTTTGCAAGGCCAACAGCTAACACAGCAGCCATAGGATATAACACTGGATGATCTGAGTCTTTGAATGCTGCCGACGCAGCCACGCCCATTAATGCGCTACCAGCAAAGTGTTTTTTCTTGTCTTCTCCCATCCATTCATCAGCTTGAGCAAGACCGGATAGAAGTAGTAGAGAGATGATTAAACGATTACGCATTTTTCTTACCTTTAAAAATAACGACAGCACTAGGAAATGGCGCTCCGTTAGCCTGACCACCAAACTTTAAACGTCCCTTGATAAATCTAATCTCCCCTAGCATTGCAAAGTCATGCCACCATTTTGTATCCGTTCTTGATGGAACCAAACAAACTACAGTTGCGCCATTTAAAGATGATTCATAAGCTTTTTTCATCCATGCCCCAATAGCCCTTCCGTATGGTGGGTTCATCCAGCAAGATCCTTCCCAATCTTTCATTAGTCCATCATCTTCAATCGTAAAGTGATTTAAGCATTTTGCATTTTCATGCGTACTGCAAACATCCGTTTGAAATTTAAATTCATCGTGTAGGGCCGCATAAAAATCATTGGGTGTTGACCACATATCTGTTTTGCTGCTGAAATGAACATTCATACTATTACACATTGTGTAACTCCTTCGATTGTTAAAACATTAATCATATCTACTACTTTTACTGTTTCACTTTGGTAAGTTCCCATGGGTTTGCCTGATTTTACATCGTATATGTAGATGGTTTTCATCTTCCTACTCCGTTTCGTTGTTGATGTAGTCATCTTAGTATGATGTATAAATTTATACAAGATTTATTTTTAGTACTTGATTAAATATTTATGTGCGGTATAGTTTGATACATCAACAGCGAGGATGTCATGTCATACAAAATAACTGAACCATTCTTTATCATCGTTGCGTATGTATTACTTGTCGTCGTAACTGTTATGTCATGGGTATTAATAGGCTGCATCTGGTTATTTATTGCCGGTGCGATTTGTGTTGAATGGATTTATAAAAAGGTTGTGATAAATAAATGATTAACCCCTTCATGTTACTAGCAGCAAAAACCAAACTAACACCAGAAGAAGTGACCGATATTGCACTACGCAACCTTATCTGGCTTGATCTTCTCAAGGAAAACAAAGCAGATGATGCGATATGCGGCCAGATAACACGTAATCTTGTGCTTACACAGATCATCGCAGCAGACAAGCAAAGCCGTGCTTTATACGATATGTCATGTATTGGCATAAAATCTTTCTTAAAAGCAATGGAAAGAAAAGATGATCGTGATATGAAATTTATGGAGTTATCAACACCAGAATTTAAAGCAGTAAAAAAAGTATTAATAAGTTTTGGGCGCATCTTGCCGCAACTAGACTTAGGTACTATCAAAGGAGCTACTGATCGGTGGCTAGAAATTAAGCATGTTTTTGGAGGAAGGTATGATGAATAATGAATGGATTAATCACGATGGCGGAAAATGCCCTATTGCAGATGATGTTATGATAGAGGTTGAAATTGCTAACGGAGCTAAAGGGTTTGCATTGTCAGGGAATCTTATGTGGGGTAAATCCTTTTCCGGCGACACAATAATTAAATACCGGCTAGCTATTGACACAAACATCAACCACGTAACAACAACCAATTTAAGCGAGGAGTTGGCAAGTATGAGCATCAACAAATACAACAAGCCATGCAAAGGCATCACAATCGACGTTTACGATGTTTTAAAAGCGTTTGATGTAACATGCCCAGCTATGCAACATGCTATCAAGAAGTGTCTAATGGCGGGTAATCGTGGGGCGAAAGACGCAACTCAGGATATGAATGAAGCTATTCAATCTATTGAGCGAAGCAAGGAATTGTTAGGGTAAAAAACAAACCCCACCTAATCAGTGGGGTTTTTTATTAGCTCGCTGTGTAACAACTCGCCCACAGTTCTTGAGAGATCCGCACCGCATTAGCTGCACGTTCTGGGCCTTGCATGTGCAAGGCCTTCTCGAATTGGCGCTTGAAAACGATAAACTTCTCTTCGCTTGTCACAAAGACAACAGCAATACCGAATGCAGCCGAGTCGTCATTAACAAGATTCATCAGCTCATCACGCAATTTAAAGTCCATAGTAATCTCCATGTAAAAACATATTCTAGCACAATAAAAAACCCCACATATAGTGGGGTTAGTGGCCTGCCTATTATTTATGCCATTTATTGTATGGCTAAAGATTAGATCACCGCCTTATGAGTTGCTGTTACTTAAAGATATACCTAAATATTTACTTGCACAAGTTCTATTTTAGATGTATAGTTTTGTACATACCCTCTCTTATGAGCATCAATCATGCACCCAAAAATGTTTTTTGATCCTTGCGACAAGTGCAACGGCGAAATGAAAATAAGTTATTTCAAAAATGACATTCGCTGCACAAAATGCGTGATTTGTAGTAACTCTGTTAGGACAAATGTTTTGACTGGGGAAGTAGTTGACGGACAGCGTCGTAAAATGCCCATGCCGTGTCCTATATGCGGTGCTAAAGGCGTATCTCATCGTGACTCAGGAAAAAAAAGATACATGCACTGTAAAGGAGAGATATCACACTACTTTGTAATCTGGAAAGAAACGCTAGAAATAGTTACAGATCATAAGCCAAGAGCAAAGAAAGGAGAGGCGGCACAGCCATACGTTAGTCCATCACGTGCTAAGAATCCTCCGCGCATTCCTACGCCAAGTAAGCCAACAAAGACCAATGCAAGAAAAACGAAGCGGGAAGAATCTGTAAAAATATTTACTGAGATGAAAACTTGTTCAAAATGCAACGAGTCAAAGCCGGTTATTCATTTCAGGCATTACAAAAAAGATCTATACCCACAATGCAAACACTGCGAAAGCCTAAAGGCTAGTCAGAAAACAGCTGTAATTGATAACGCTAGACTAAGGATAGAAGCAAGACGTGATTTGATGGTGGATATTGATCCGTTGTTTGGTTGAAATAAATATTGACGAATCATTTATGAATCATCTTAATCGAAGGGGTAAAAAATGTTACACAGCATCATGTTTATACTTGCACTAATAATTGCTTCAATTTTAACCGCCTATGTTGTCGCTTCTCTATATATCGACTATCAAAAAGAAAAAATACTACAAATAAAGGAGGAAGAAGAACGACTTAAACGTTTTGCTCTGCGAATTCAGCTACAAAAAGAGCGGGATAAAATTTATTGGCGGTAATAAAAAGGCCCGCATATAGCGGGCCTTCCAATTACAGAGCCACACCTTCGACAAATGCCATGCCGTTACGTGTACAAATCCACTTCTTATCCGCTACCGACTTCACAACTCGTAACTAATAATAAAATCCCACTATCACTAGTGGGCTTCTTTTTTTATGTTTCCTGCCAAACTTGCATTTTTAATCCAATGCACGTAACAGCATTATTACCGCACATGATAGCCATTCTCAGAGAAGACCCCTACATTTACAGCATAAGAGAATGGTGCTGGAAGGATTGATTCTGGAGGTACATTTGCGCCATCCGCACCGTTTTTACCGTCTTTACCTGCTGGGACGATTGGCCCAATAGTCCCCGTTCCACCTTCACTTGGATATGGCATTGAATTACCCTTTTTATTGTGAAGATACTGCTGTAATCATTAATCGAGACGCCGGTACCGTAAACCCAGTCGAATTCACTGGAATACCATTTGCAATGGTGACATTGCTCTCGCACCAAAATGGGAATCGAATCTGCACGCCTGCCGCAAAGTTTACCGGTGACGAAAATACAACCTGCCTAGCTTCACCATAACGAACGGCATCAAATACAGCAGAAAACTCTGATTTAACCCATGCAGAGCCGTTCCACGTTTCAGCGCCAGCCGATAACTGCCTAGTGCCAGATGCTACGGTGACATTGAAGCGTAAAACGAAAGTGTAAACGCCGGTAAACGGGCAGGTAAATACGCCTGTTGCTGGGTTATACGACGGTACGCCGTTCTCGTTTACGATTGTATTCCACACAAATGGCGTAGTGGTTACTGTTGGAATGGCTAACGCTGTGGCACTACGTTTCTGTGCGTCTAGTGCGTATGTTTGCTGCCTATTGTCTGGATAAGGCATGTTGTTCCCTTTTAATAAATCCGCGCTGTGCGATGGTGTCCAACTTGTCTGTCATTAGAATTTACTCCATAGCGTAACACGCGCATAAGGAGCGCCGGTAATGCCTGCCAATATGGCGCGCATCTTGGAAACATCACCGCTGATACTTGGTGGGGTGTATGTTGCCAATCCAGTTACAATCACGGTATTGGCGGTAACTACTGGATTGGTTGCGGCCAAGTAGTGAGTACCAGTGGGGGACGCGGCAATTGTCACAGTTCCAGCCGTAGGTGTAACAGGCGTGGTTGCAGCCGCATCACTAAAGAATTCAACATAGACTTGATGTGAAGTGTAATTACCATCTACTAGCGGCGTATAGAATGTAGCATCAGCAGTAGGTAAAATCGTCCCGCCTGATGAGTTGAGTACAAATGTATTAATAGGCATATCTTTTCCCTATAAAAAAACCCGCCCAAAGATGGACGGGCTTATACTGATTTACGCTATTTAAGCGCGACGCTTGGGGGTTTCTTCTGGCGTTGCAACTTCCAGCACCACATTCGCAACTTCTACTTCATCTTTTTCAGAAACCAAAATTACGTGTGCTTCTAAAGATGGATGAAGCGAGGACAAAGAGATAATCTTACCTTCTTCATAGCCTGCATCATAGCACCACGATTTTACAATTTTGTATAGGGCCATTATTTATTCTCCAAAAGCAGGGCCGAAGCCCCGCCTGTTATTATCCTAAGTTAGCCGCGTAAAATACCCCGCCACGACCGTTTACATCTGCTTTAATTTGCAAGCCGACAGCTGCGTATAAGGCGAAGTTGTAATTATCGTAAGGCATCACGCGTGGAACTGGAACTGTTGACATTGGAGCACCAACTAGCGGCGTAATATATTCTTTGCTGCGAACGTAGCACAAGAATTCATTGCCAGTCAGTTTAAACATCTGGCGAATTTCACCAATTCGACCGTTCGTAAAATTCATCACGTAGTCTTTCAGCGTGCCTTCTTTAAACGCACCTGATGCGCTATATGCCAAGTTAAGCCGGCGCATAATTTCAGGAGAAACCCACAGCACATCTACTTTCTGGCAGTAATTATCATCAAGCTGCTTGATAAAATCACGAGTCCAGAATTGGAAAATGTTGTCGTTGGTTGTCGCGCTTGCAGAAATATCAATATTAAAACCAGACGCGCCCAAGTTGATTTTCTTGGTGTTGCGGTGATTCTTAATGCCCTGACCAGTAACGCCATCAACTTTAATCGTTGCATCACCAGTCAAGAGGTAATCAGCGATATTACTGATCATCCACTTGGATTTAAGGCGAAGAGATGAAGCGGCCAGATCAATACCTACACGCAGCCCACCACGCGCTTTACGGAACGACACACCGTAGCCAGCGGTAAAGGTAGGGATAGGATCAGAATCGTAACCAATTTCGTTATGATCTTTACCAACCGGTGTTTGGAAGTCCATAGAACGAATAACTTCTTTGCTCAGATCTGTTTCAATGCCATAAGCATTCGACGTTACACCGATATCAAGAGCGGTAGAGATACCCATCAAATCACCAACTAAATCACGGCCTTGATCGTTGTCCATTACTTCACGAATAGTACGATCAGTAGAACGCCAGAAGTCAAGTGCAGGTTTGCCGTCGTTTGTTGCTAGGCCAGCAAATTGATTAGCAGCCATTAACAAGTTCTGCTCTTCTTCGCCGCCATCTTTAAAAGCATTACCGAACATGTTTACAATGCGATTTTCATTGATAGCGTGTACTTGAACTTTAGACTTCCAAGCCTTGCGCTGGTTGGCATGATTAGCATCAAAATCGGCAGACTCAGGATTGTATTTCTTTTCGTCAAAAATAATCATTTATGTTTCCCTTTTAAGCTGCGCGGACGCGGACTAATTCACCACCAGCGGCTACGGTTAAGGCTTCGCATGAATACGCAACCACTTCATCAGTACCAAGAACGGCAAGCTTTAACAGGCCAGCGCCATCTGATGTTAATGGGCTATCAAGCTTTAGTACGGTAGCGGCAACAACCAAAGCTGCACATTCACGGTTAGTGACAAACATTTCACCAACGCCGGTATCACCCGATGTGATTGTGTCGTCTGCTTTTTTACCTTGCAGATAGTCCACATTCATTAGATAAACGAAGTCTTGCTTTTTACCAGCAGTAGAATGCACAACAAATGCGCCTGATGCGTTTAGCTTGACCAGATTACCAGCTTTTAACGCAGCACCCGTTAAGGCTGTGCGTGTAACTGATTCACCGTCAAGATTAATGCGATTATAACGAGCCATATCTTATCCCCTTATTACTACAGCGCGTCAAACGCGGTATTTGTTGTTTGTGGAGCACCGGTGTTAGCAATGATTGGCGCTGCTTTAGCAGACAATTCTTTCAAACGATCAGCGCCCAATGCTTTTAGCTCTTCTACTGTCAAAGCAGAATTAACAGCCAACGGCGTAGCCAATGCTGTCAATTCAGCATCTTTAGCAGCGTTCGCTACTTGCTCAAATTCAGCAATCTTACTATTAGCAGCGATTAATTTATCTGACACTGGCTTAGTCACCAATGCGTTATAGGCAGACAGCAAGGCAGCTTCATCTTTGCCCTCTGTTGCGATACCTGCCGCATTAAGGGCGGCGATAATGCTTTCTTTCATGTGGTCTACCTTTTTCGTGTTTATGGTTTTATATTCTACTTCGCGCTTAACTTCTAGCACGCTTCCAAGTAATTGTACAGCATTCTCGCTATCAATTACATAGTCTTGACGATAAAGTTTGTCGTTATCGCGATAAACAAAATATTTATCATAAACTTCCTGCACCCATTTATTGCCATCGTAGCCACCAATGGCCTGCTGTAATGCAGAGGTTATTTGATTAAAACTAACGTCTGATGAATTGCCAAACAATGACGCGATCCATTTAAGTATACCGCGCGGTTGCTCTTCGTTTACAATTAATTGAACCGTTTCAATTGGTTCAGATTCCCCCGCTGCATTCAGGTACATTCCCACCCCTTCGGATGGAGTGCCGGCACCTTCTTGATGTAGCAAGATTGCAACATGGTCGTAGCTCATGCTACCAGCAACGGCATTATGAGCCTTTCCTTTGCTTGTGCCTTCCATCGGTGTTTTAGTCAGCAATACGCCGGTGCTGATATGGATAGGATCAATTGATTGCCCATTCATGGCCGCTTCTAGCCTCTTCACAAGCTCGACACCATCAGTGTGGGAGTTTGCCTGATCCACATTAACAACAACGTCAATCAGCGACTTCGTTCCATCATGGCGGGCATTGGTTGCAATCGCACCAGCGTAGTCATTCAGCAGCGCTTCACCGGACGAAGCAGAGATGTAATTCCCTTGCTTGTCTTGAGGATGGCCCATAGGCATAGGAACGCTATTAAGGCTTGGCGTGGCAGCTTTTACGTTAGCCGCAGGATAGAGAATACCATTCATGACGATGTCATCAACAATCGGCACTACATCGCGCAAGGTAATGCGATTACCACTACGGGTAATCTTCTTGCTGTTTACTTGGCTAACAATATTCATTCTTGGCATGGGATAACCCTGTGTAAAAATACATTTTGATGCGTTTCGTGAAGCATCGGCGCGGTTAGGTGGCCTTGTACGCAACGGGAAACAACTAAGTGACGCTCTCTACAGGGCTCCATACGTTACCCGCATGCGAGATAATAGGCACGTGTTAGTGCATCAAAAACAATTATACCACAGAATAAAAAAAGCGCCATGCTGTTACACATGGCGCTATCTATAAAATATTGTTTAGGCTATTTCTTCACCGCCCATACCAAACAAACAACCCAACCGATGAAAGTCCAGCCAAGTAAAATATTCAACACGCTAATAGCTTGAGTGTTTTTGTTGTCGCATCGTGCTGCTGCAATTGTTGGAAACATGTAAAGAAAAAATACGAATAGTGCGATTAGTAGAGTCATGATCAACCCACCTTATGAAGGAATTTAACTTGACCACGCCATGCTCTGCAAACATAGCCATCTTTGATGTAGTAATGAGGTTTAACGTGTGTGTTTACTGTTTTGGATTTCATAGAAGAGTTACCTTTACCATTCCTTCGTTTGCAACCATAAGCGCCATCCTGCATCTATTTACTTCTCTATTTACATGCTCAATCAAATGATCCTTAGCTGCATTACGATCTTCAAACCAAGCATTGAAAAATGGATCAATCGCCCTTAACCCAAATCCTTCCGGCTCTCTTTCTGGCTGTCTAACTACTTCTCGCTCTTCGATTGTTAGTGTGTATGCGTTTGCATAGTACATTTTCATCACACATTGCTCCGGTATTCCTTAATCACCTCGTCGGCACGGTCTAGCAAATCTGACGATACATCTTCACACGTAGAAATCGCGTAGTTTAAATCTTCAAGAACATCAAGCAGCACTTTAATATTTTCATCCTGACTATGCCATGCAGAAGAAAACGCAATAATTTTAGCTGATTCATAGCCGCCATTGGTTTCTATCGCTTTATCTGCTAACTCTAGCGCCTCATTGTATGCAATCATTTTCCCGCTCCTTGTTTGTTGATGACTGCATCTTAAATCATCGTACAAAAATATACAACATTTATTTTCTTACAAGTGTGAAAAATATAAAAATAAATATGTGACGCTTAAGCGCGAGAGATAGTTTTTATATCTACATCCTTAAGCGTCACAAGGTGTTTTTTTAGGCTATTTAGTGTCGTGATAAAAAGTAAAACTTACATTAAATTCTTACTTTCTTTATAAGCTTGACTTTGCTGCTTGTGTATAATAACATATGTTTATCCCTTGGCAGGGACTAAAAACAGTAGGGTTTCACATGACGGGTGGTCGGTGCTGTTCCGATTCTGCCAACTCCTTCGGGAGACTCGTCAGGTGAAACCCTTTTTTATGGGTGGTACATTATGAAAAAGCTTATTTATGGCATAGGAACTAATGACGCTGACTATTCACTTCGACCAATGGTAGGAAATACTCGCGTTAGATGCAAAATATATTCAAAGTGGTACGACATGCTAAAAAGATGTTATTCGGAAAGATATCAAACAAGATTTCCAACCTATGTTGGATGCACCGTTTGTGATGAATGGCTAACTTTTAGTAAATTTAAAGCATGGATGGAGACTCAGGACTGGGAAGCGAAAGAGCTAGATAAGGATCTATTGGTTAGTGGCAACAAAGTTTATGGGCCTGATACGTGCATTTTTGTTTCTCAAAAAATAAATAGTTTAACTATATTCCATGCCTCAAGAAGAGGAGAATACCCAATTGGTTTGTATTTTAATAAATCAAAGAGAAAGCTAAAATCTCAGGTAAATATAAACTCTAAAGTTACACACCTTGGTTGTTTTGACTGCCCACACCAAGCCCATCAAGCATGGCAGCGTGCAAAGATAGCAATCATCAGGGATGCTGCTAAGGAAGAGAATGACGAAAGGCTGGTTGCGGCACTGAATAGGATTGCAGACAAGGTACAGGGTGATTTGGATATCGACATAGAAACAACTCATTACTAATAAAAAAGCCCACATACAGTGGGCTTTTTTGCTATTCACCGTATTTATCTTCCCATTTTTTTCTTTCTTCCTCCATTCTTTCAGTTAGGTTTTTTGTTAATAATGGTTTTCCGTTTTCATCTAATAGCACAGTAGTAATCCCACAGTGGCAATTCGCCTTGTTTTTTATTTGGCTATAGAATTCTTCCACCTGCTCCCTTGTGTACACCTTCCCAGATCTAGCCGCATGTGTTGGCCTAGTTGTTGGAAGAAATGCCGAAGTGTGGAGTAGGCCCGTTTTTATGCCGTATTCTTTTTCTACCCTGGCGTCCTCGTTTATCGTCGTCTGTCGCAAAGTATCAGTTATTTCGGTTTGCGCATATTGACGCGCTTTACTTCTGCTAACTCCTAACCTATCGCTTATTTCTGTTACGACACTCTTAGGATTATTCCCGCTTGCTACTGCTTGAGCGATCACTTGCATCAAATCCGCTTTAGTTTGTGCGCTAAGACCAACCCAGTGAGAATAACTCTTAAACTGAGCTGTCGCGATCGCGTTTTGATATGGTTGGCTATGAATGATATTAGAAAGCGACTTAGCAGCGGCGTAGGTGGCACTAACGGCGGCTATGTTCGTGTATGCGATAGCCGTTGCTTTCTTTACTGCCTGCTCGCTGAACGTTGCATAGAAAAAGTCATCGGGTGATTTTCCATCTACTAGCCACTTATCAAGAATACGCTGCGTTGTCTCAGCAAGTGCTAAGCGATCAGCATTAGATAGGCCATAAGCCACCTCTGCCAGATCGTTAAATGCATAGACTGGTATTGCATTGAATGCAGCTAGCAAATCGCTCTCAGCGCCTTTAAAGCGTGCGTCAATCTCTTTTAGTGCCTTGGTTAAGATACGATTTGCACCTACCGGATCTGTCTTGCTGCGTGGGATTATTGGGTTTTTCATGATGATCCTTAAATAATATTTGTATTATAACAAATGATTGCGTATTATTCTATACATGAAGATAAGACAACCAACAAAGCAGGAGGCAGAGACGTTTCTCAAGAAGATGGCGAAATATCCAGATTATCAGGATGAATGCGTCACATTTTGGAAAAATACAAGACGCTTGGACTGCTTCGTAATATGATCTACGCAGAACCAACTAAGAGCATGAAGAGGAAAGCAGTGTATTTTATAGTCGCTAAAAATTTAAATATTGATTTGTGATTTAGTGCTTGCATAGTTTTATGCGTTAGTTAATAATGCAGGCATACCAAATAACTTAACGGGGTTAGAAAATGTCTGAAAAATTATTCCACATACATTGCGTAAACGTAAAAACTAAGAAAATAACCGTGATGACATCGTCGCCATTAAACCATCATGAAGCATGCACGATGCTAAGTAGGTTTACCAAGCATGATCATCGTGATTTTATTCTTGTTGAGGCTAAGTGATGGAATATTACATAACCACAAAAACAAGCAATAGAAACGTAAAGGAGCCATTGCCTAAGCATCTATGGAAGCGCAGCTCAAGAACTAATGAGCCTATTTGTAGATGCGGCAAAGGATACGGCAGTGAGTACGATGGATTATGTTTAAGTTGTCGCGGTAGTGCTGCTGATAAAGTTAAATGGGAGAAGATGAAATGAGCGATGACATAGTGTCTGCACTATATTTAATGTTTGGCATGATTTCTGGTATTGCATTGGTATTACTTGGAATAGACAAGTTTATTTACCGAGTTATGCTTGATGTAAAAACGTATTTTTTTGATATTTGGAGATAAATTTAAATGACACCAAGCAACCTATTAGACGCAGTTAATGAAGCTAAGCGATTCATTAAGAAAGCAGAATTTTTAATTGAAGTTTCAGATTGCCATCATCCTAAATACGGCAGAATGGATGTTGATATTTATATCTTCCCAAAAGAACAGGGTTCAGTTAATCGTGCATCAATGGATCTTACTAGATCACTGTCTAAGCTAAGGAATGGAAAATGAAAAAATACGACCACACATGGCTTGTCGCAGAGTGGGAGCGGATGGGTAGGCCGGAGGTTCAGATTTTAATAAAAGCATTCAAGTCGGCATGGATGGATGACGAAGATCCTGATTTTTATCCTATGTTCCAATACCGCATCAAATCCAAGCCGTGGATTGATTGGGGGCATGTGCGTGATGATTTTGTGGCGATGGCAACCGATGACGATGGTGGTAGTAGGTTATTCCATGGCGAGCCAGTTAAGTCTTCTGGATGGTGGCATAGAGACAAGGAAGGATTTGTAGTAGACCCTAGTATTTTTTCATCATTCACCCATGGCTCATGCGACTGGCGCAATTCACTAGTTATGCGGCCTGTTGTTATTGGATAAACAAAATGAACAAAGAAAAATTGGTTAAGGTGCGTATTAAATGTCATGGTTGTTTTGCCGATCTTCAAGCAATTAAATTCCCTGTGGACGTTTATGCTGAAAAAGATAAAGAGAAAGGTGGTGTGTATGTAAAAGATTCCGAGTTTGGCGTTGTATGTTCAATGATTTCAAATGAAGGTGTTTATTGGTTTGCCAGTCACGAGTTCGATATTATTGAAGAAGATCCAGCACCACAACAGCAGACTATCGAGCAGTTACTTAAAGAACTAGCACAAGTAAATGCAGATGGATTGGCATTAGCAAATAGAAAAAATGAATTGCTTGGAATTCTGAATCAAATATTGAATCCATACGGTTTTCGATTGGAATATTAACAAAAAGCCCCATGACGGGGCTTTTTTTACATCTCTACTTTGTCTTTTCCCATCGTTTCTGGCGGCACATCCACCACCGGCCTCTCAATCTCCATCGGATCATAATCAGCCATCAATCGCATCTCCTCTTGCGTATAAACTGGCTCTGCTCCTGATTCAAACGTAACTTTATTTGTATCGGCCATGATCTTGGTCTTCTCTAGCCGATCTTTGTCGCTTGGCTCAAGTAAATCAGACCATTCAATCTTGAACTCACCAGCTGGCAATAGATTGGCGCTCTGCATGCGACGAATAAACTCAGTTAGCATAGGCTCGCATTCAGTTAAACGGCGTGATCCACAACGATTGGCCGTGTCTACCTTGTCTTGATCTGATGCTAGTCGTCCTGTTTGCTGTCCGAATAGAACGGTAAATGGCAATTGAACAGAAGCCGCAAACTCATTAGCAGGCACAGACCAAGGTCCAGTGGGATCTGCAATGGTCGTTTGTAGTGTAGTTACCTTTGCACCTTGCAGAACAATGGCCGCATCTTGATTGGTATTAAGCGCTTGGATCTGCTTATTTAGAGCGTCCTTTAGGCTGACTGGCTCTTCCCCATCGACACCCTTTACTGTCGGATCTGCATCTTTATCAAACTCCACAGAGACAGTGCGTGCGCTATTCTTTAGGAATGACTCGCCACTACCACCGGAAACCTTGCACATATCAAGAAGGTGATTAAAACCGGCCTTTAGTAGTGGAACAGTCCGCATCTCTTGAACTCGTGTCCAGTGGATCTGCACCTGTGTAACCGGCTGCTTATCCTGAGCAAATGGCCTGTTCTCGGTGTAGCTCCACATGGTAGGCTCGCCATATCGTTCTGATGATTGATCCATATCCCAAGCGCTGGCCTTAATCTCATTTTCCCAGCAAGGAATGATCTTTACTAGACGCTGGGCGGTTTCAAGCGGTTGATCCCATCGCTTGTTATCAGCTACTTGATAAATGATAGCCGAGTAATAGCCCACCAAGCCACGGCGGTCTAGCTCGATAATTTTATTCCATACATTCGTTTTCTTTTCTTGAAAGAATACACCTACCTGTTTTTCCCATGTTGATTCGTTATCCTTACCATCATCAAGTTTAATTCGTGGCACTTTCTCCCAGCATTTGCCTAAGATACGCTCTACCGCACCATGCCCCGCGCCCGTGCGTTCGTATGCTGTCTTAAACTCCTCGAAACTAATCTCAGTCGGGTAGCCATAGGTACACCACGCATCAGGCCGCTTGCTGTCTAGCGACATGCCACCTGCGAATGCTTGGCGAGCCATAGACACAGCGTTATTTATCGTCATCATTAAATTCATTCTGTCAACCTCGGATAATTTTTATCATTATAACAACTAAATGCAAAGATAGTGCTTGCATAATTTTATACACTTAGTTATAATCACTACATCGAATCAAACAACGCAACGTAACGGAGTTTCAAAATGATTAGCCAAATCGAAGCAATCATCCCAGCAAAACAAGAACGATTTATTTTAACCACCACGCTAAAACAATTACGCAAAGCTGGCGCTTGCTGCGATGGATATAACAAAGTTGTCCGCTCGCTGCAAAACTTACCATTTACAGAAAAAGACGACGATAGGTGTAGCTATATCCGATTTGATCACAAAGAAGAAATCAATATTCTTGATATTCTTGAATCAAACGGAGTAGATGACTGCTTGTGGGCGCTATGTGCAACGACACAAAAATGTGACAAAGTAGCTCGTTTAATGGCGGTTAAATTTGTGCGTGAAGTTCAGTATCTAATAACTGACCCGATCAGTTTAAATGCACTTGATGTTGCAGAGCGCTTTGCGAATGGTGAGGCGACAGAGGAAGAGCTTGCCGCAGCACAGAGCGCAGCACCGCACGCAGCATTTGCCGCAGCACACCACGCAGCAGAGGCCGCAGCAAAGCGCGCAGCACCGCACGCAGCATTTGCCGCAGCACACCACGCAGAAGAGGCCGCAGCAAAGCGCGCAGCACCGCACGCAGCATTTGCCGCAGCACACCACGCAGCAGAGGACGCAGCACAGAGCGCAGCATGGGCCGCAGCATGGGCCGCAGCAAAGCTCGCAGCAAGGGCAAAGCAAGCCGAAATTATCAAAAGTTTTCTTGGGCGTTGATATGTTGTCATAAAAGGCGCGGTGGAAGCGCCTTTACCAATACTCTAGGATAAGCAAGGATATAAATCCTTCCTTGGCTATAGATGCACTTATCGGACAAATAAGACCGAATGGCTACATTGACGATTTTATCAAAAAACATTTGGAGATTAAGCACAATGAGCGATACACAACACACACCAACCGATAGCGAGATGTTGGACTGGATGTTTAAAAAGTGCGCGTCAGTAATTGAAGATGGGTATGTGGGGGATTATTGCGTTAAGCATGAAGATGGCTATATTTGTGAGAATGTTTACCCAACACCACGCGCCGCAATCGCAGCCGAAATGGCAAAGGAGAGTAAATAATGTTTGTATACACAATTCAAGATGTAGTCGCCATGTATTTTTTTGGCGGCTTCATAGCAATTGGCGTGTTATGGATTGTTTTTTACATTTTGTATAACATATTTTTTGATGTAATTAATTTTTTTAAAAAAATAGGGAATAAAAAATGAACCTATCCAAAATCCTAATTAAATCAGGAGTAACGCCTAATGATTTGCATCCTGATTGCCGGTTTATTGCTCAGGATGGGGATGATGGGATTTTGGCTGAATATTCAAAAATGCCATTACTCTCCAAGCATCATAAAAAAATGTGGCTAATTGATTTCATGTGCCCTAATCAGTCAATTCCATATATACCAGTTATATCAGAGGACTGGCAAACCCCATTATCCCGCGAACAATTCACCGCAGACTATGAGGAATACAAAAAAATGAAATATTATGAAATAGCTGTAAAGGCCATTCAAGGTATTTTTGCAGACAAGTCTTTAAGCTCTAGCGAAGCAAAAGAAAAGCTTGAAGAACTTGTCTCTATGATTGAATCATTTATTGATTGTCTAGATGGAAAATAAATGAACCAAGACCTCAAATACTTCCTACTAACGCTATCCGCTGGCGTTGTTTATTCTTTAATTTGGTATTTTGTGGGGTGAATGATGTTACGAAAAATAGTTGATATATTTTTTCTAATAACTCTTGTTTTGCTTATTTTTGGGCTATTAAGCGTTACTCGTATTACGATTCGTTTTGACGAATCAAAGTACATCGACAAATCACATTGCATTCCTCTACCAAGTAGCGAGGTGCATGATTATTGGGCGTGCAAGAAGGAGATTAAGAAATTATCCGCTTGATAGATGACTGGCGCACCTCCCACAAAAAAGCCACAGTTATATTCTGCACATTCATGGGTGTACTTGCACAATACTATACTGATGTGCTATCATTAGCTTATCATGAATTACCAATAATTGCTCAGTACATGCCAGCAGAAGCGGGATTAGGTAAATGGATTCCTTGGTGCGTGATATTCCTGAGGATTGTTTCTTTTAAATCAGTAAAGGATAAGTTAAATGGAAATTGTTGTAAAAGTAACTCAAGCAGAGCTAAATGATATGGGATTTGATGGTTACGAACTTAAAGATGAAATTTATGAAAGGCTTGATCATAAATCGCCGGATCTTTCGGGATTCAAAGTTACTGTTGACGTTATTGATTAAGGATAAGTGAAATGACCAATCACACCCCCCTCCAACCACTATCAGAAGAATTGTTTGATCAACAAAATGAAATTATGGCTTCTATGCATGACTATGAATAGCCTTTTATTATCATCAATCCTAGCAGCCCTCATTATGGGGGCTGTTTTTGGCTCATACGCTGGCTATCAATATAGCGAAGGCCAACACGCCATTGCTACGAACATAGAAGAACGCGCCACTAAAGCAGCCACCACGGCCACAGCATCGGCCATAGCTGCGATCACCATACGCAATGCTACCATCTACCAGAAGGCGCAACAGAATGTTAAGAGAAATCCAATTTATCGTGATGCTTCTTGTGTCCATGACGCTGACAGCATGCGCAACATCAATGCCGCCTTCGAATGATCTAGCGGTAGTTAGTTGCCCGGTATTGACTCCGCCTTATGACAACTCGTTTGAGGCAACCACACTTAAACTAGTTGAAGTCGTGGGGATTTATAGAAAGTGTAGGGCGGCGGCACTAAACAAAACCACACCTTAGACGTGTGGTTTTTTTAACATAGTGCTTGTATAGTTTTATGCTTGTGTGTAGAATGAATTTATCGAATCAAACAACGCAGGTAATTATGATGAGCTATAAAGTAAAAGACATCAAGCATGAAAATGGTGATTATTGGGTGCTAGATAACAAAGAATCGTATGTTGTTTTTAAAACTGGAATTACCCATTCAACATCAGACAGCGCATACGAACGTAGTGAAGACGGATTAAGCATAGCAATTGCCAGATGTAATTATTTAGCAAATAATAATTGGCGGGTTTTATAAACAAAACCCGCCAATTAAGGCGGGTTTTTTATTAGGTGAACAATCCACCTGACTTACGCTTATTCTCTACTACTGCCAGATAACGGAACGCATCCGCACCGTGTGACGACCAGTCATGTAGCGGATTATCTCGCCAGCATCCTAGCTTGTCATTCCATTCCTTCCTGTAATGCTCTAGCACCTTCACCCCATCTGTCGTCTTCTCTTCATCGAAAACACACTTAGCAAGCAACAACCTAGCCGCCTCGATACCGTCCATGATAGACAGCTTAGGCGCTACCTGAAACTTGATTGCATACGTTTTACCCATGTATTCCACGCCTTCCGCCGCTAGATCCTTGCGCGTCTTACCTTTGCTACCAAACTCACGATTATTAATGTCATGCGGGGCTGTGTGATTGCCAAACTTCCAACCATTAGCAATGCCCTTATCCTCAATAATCTTGATGTAATGGCCCATAGACTCGCCTGAGTTTTCATAGTAATCAAGAAGATGTGGCACATCGCCTACCATGCGATAAAACCAGATCGCCGTACTATCCCCGATACCGATATCCCAGCATGTATGCACGGCAAGGTGATCATTATCAGGCAATACACAGATACGACCATCTTTATAGATCTTACTGAATTGCTGCGAGTAATAAGCCCCTTCAATGGCCTGCAAGAATGCTTCTTCTGGCGTACTTGGGTACTCTCGCGTCATCTCACTACCAAGCTTTGCTTCCTTGCTGGCATACCACTTCTTTTGTCCGGCAGTTAATGCAATGCCATGATTTGATTCAAGCTTTGCAAAGTAAGCAAATAGACGTTCAGGCATATCCTGCTCTTCATCCATCGTATAGGCAGGATCTTGCCACCAAGAATAAAAATGGAATTGATACTGCATAGAGTTAGGCTTTTTACCCTTCTCTTTCAATATCCGCGCTGCCTCTGCATACTCGTAGAAATAACCTTCCCGACCTTCTGCGGTGCTTTCAATGGTAATTCGATGGCCAATGCCTACCGACTCAAGCGCACCAGTTACAATCTCCTTTGCCTTTTCTGGATACTTCTTGCATATCTTGCCAAATTCTGATATGTGCAGTGATTGAAGCGTATCGCCTCGATAGCCCGTACCTACGCGAATACTTGACCCGTTGCTAAATACAAACCCGGTGTTTTTATCATTTACCGGAACAGGAAGCACAAAACGCCCGCCTGTTAAAAAATTGACAAATGCATGATTTATTTTTTGATAAGCAAACTTTATTTTGCTTCGGTAGATATCTTTTGCAGAATCAAAGGAATGGGCAATACAGCCAGAAGAGAAATTAGGGATAAAAAGGCAGTCATCAAGCCCATCAAGCATGGCGAAGGTAGTAAAACCAAGTTGTCTAGCCTTTAGCACAATATCGTTATTATGTCTATCTGCAAAAAATGCTCGTTGGGCAAAGTTTGGCCTAAACTGCACCTCCTTACCTGACTTATCTTTGATGTTGTACAAAGTATTGAGCCGGAACCACTTGTTAGTAATCCCGGCTCGCCATGCTGCAAGATCATTCGGGTTAAGCCTAATGGCTTCCAGAAGGATCTCAGCTTCTTCAATCAGTCTCTTGTTGTCCACGGGCTGCCATGTACTCCGCAAAATTATCGGTAGTGGACAAAGCAACCTCTTGCTTGTCCTTCCATCCAAAGTTCTTTAGGGCGAAGATTGGAGCGGCAACAGCAGAGGCGGTGTTCAATCTTTTTTCATACTCCATCTCTACCAACATGCGAGCACGTTTTACAGAGTCAGAAAATTCTGGATATGTTTCGTAATTGTAAAACGCTTCTTTGCTTACCAGTCCTAGAGATAGGATCATTCCAGTAAGTAGAATCGGCTCGTTGTTTTGTCGGCACAGATCAAGATATCCATCAACCAGAGAATCAAATGCTTCTGGAGAATCGATAGCACGAGGTCTACCAACAGGACGCTTACTTGGCTCAGACATTTATATCTTCCTAATAAAAAACCGGCCTATGCCGGTCTATTGTTCTTTTTCCAGCTTTGCAATCTCTATGTCTTTGATTCTCATATCTTTTTCGGCAATCTTAGAAGACTGCCACATGCGATAGATCGTATAAATACCGATTAGCAAACCTATAAAAGTGCTTACCATGCCTAAAACTACATTGATATTACTCAATCCAATTGATGTAACTAATGCGCTAATTGTCCCGGTAATCTTCGGTTGATTTGCGGCTAGTGCTAATACTTCTGATGCGTTGTTTCCGTGTTCGTTCATGATTGCACCGTTTCACCTTTAAAAGAACCCAGTACACGATGACGCATATCCAAACTATCATATAAACTGCAGAAAGCGCATCCTGTATCATATATGCCATCCCTTAGCAAAATTGCCATTTGAATCACCAAAATAAAAGTAATGGTGATATTGTATGGCATTGCAGGCATATAAGCCAAGTACCAGATGTAACCTACACCATTTATTACACAACTGCATAGCGACACAACGGCCAAATGAATGGCGGTTTTTGTACGGTATTCACTCACTATAAACGCAAAAAAAGCATCTAAAAATGATGCAACAAAATAATATAAAGTGTCGCTTTTTACGTAAAAAGATAATACATAAAATAAAATATTACCAAAACCTAGAATAAGCGCTGCTTTTCTCCTATCATTTTTCAAGAAAAATGCAAACAATAAAAAAGCAACGCTTAACATGAATCACCTATTTTTTAGTAGGTACTTTAGTTGGTTGTGTAGAGCGTTTTTGTTCTACTGGACGTTCACGACCGTTACCACCTGCCATAATTTAAACCTCCATTTAAAACACAATAATACCCTATTATTCCCAAAATGCCAATGGTTCTAACGTATCACCAGCCTTCCTTAACGCATCAATCGTAGCATCACGAGGAGGACGATGCCCACGCTCTTGATGACTAATCGATAGCGCACTCGTTCCAGCTAATTCTGCAAGTTTTTTCTGAGACAAGCCAAGGTAAACCCGATTCATCTCGATAAACTTGCGCTTAGTCCACTCTTCTTTAACCTGCATATATTCCCTAGGAATAATTAATAAAAATAAAAAACAAATAAAAGGGGAAACATCTCTTACACCATTAACCCTTCTTTTGCACATCGCCCAGCGGACTATTGCTGACCCAATGGTTGCAGCCTTTCTCTTTCACTCAACAATACTAAGCATGATCAGTGTTTTTTTTGTCTAGTTACTAAATACTCAGGATATGTCCCGTTTTATTTGTTCTAAATAAAACAACACAGGACTGGACTCGAACCAGCTTACCAGGGATTAGACATCCCCCGCTTTACCTATAAGCTACCTGTGTTTTGATCTATGCACTGCATAGATAATATACACCAACACAGACGACTAACCGCTTCCGTCACCTTCAGATTCAAACCCTATTTGTGCGATATTATTTCAACCCGCAGTCAGTATTCAAATTGTTGGTGCTCGTCTTTCCGAGCTGTATAGGGTTAAACAACCCTCCCACTGCACGACTGCCCGTCCTTGCGCGTCCGCTTGTGGTAATCGTTCGCTCACTCTCGGTATGGCTACCGTCAACGGGCTTAACCTGCCGTGGCTCAGGATCAATTAAGTAATAGGTAGTTCGCCCCGCTTGGTTTCTTGGCGGAGGTTAAGCGAGGCGAACTAAATAAAACCGCACTCAGGAAAGCGCGACCAACACAAAAAATGTGCTAGTCATAAACACACCTAAACATGCTTATGACTAACTGCTGCTTAGGCCAGCAACTCCGGTATTCCACAATAAGTATCGCCACCACACGACCACAACATAAGGAGTCACAGCTAGCTAATAATACTCGACACAACCCCCCCTAGCTGTGCCTACTTATGCAAATTATTGTGGATTTTGCAATTCGCAGGAGAAAAATAGGGCTGTGTCGTCTTCTTCAATAGGTACATATTAATACATGTTATAAAATTATGCAAGCACTAAATCTTAGTATAAACACAATATCTACCACCACTAGGTAGTTTTTTATATTCTTTAGTAACGTGACCAAGTTTTACCATACTTTCCGCATGTCTAGCCGTGTTCTCTGAAGCGTAAATTCCATGTTTTGCATTTACTTTTAGTACGTCCTTAATGGTAAACACATCAGGAAGCAAAGATAAAAGCTCTTCAGTCCTTCCTTTGCGAGCTTTGGTAAAGTTAGTGCATGAATTAGCATTTAACGCATCAAACCAACTCATTTTCTATCCACTCCATTAAATGGTACAAAATCAATAAGGTTTACAACTTTACCATCTATGCATGCCGATCCTAGTAGTTTCGTGACTCTATTCATTGCATTAGTGGCATCTACCACAAAACAAGCATCAATATTGTTTTGATCACTCATCACCTTGCCTTCGATGCATAGGTAAGCAAGATGATTGAATGCTTCATGCAAGTCATTATTCATTGCTATCTCCAAGGCTATATAGATCCAACGCACTCACACTATCCGCGTCAACCTCCCAATCAGCAAGAATCGAGTGATCACCACTCAAGAGAAACGCATTAACATCATCGGTTAAGCCAAGTGGGAAATCCCAATCGTTAAGGTATGGCTGAATGCGTTTTAATAACTCTGTTGCCTTATCCATTATCACTCCTAACTAATGATAAACGATTGATCAAAGCACTTGCATAACGCCGTACACGACCTTTCGCTATTAACTTTTCCCACGCTAAGGATGGGCGTTTGGTTTGCTTATCAAGCGCTTCCATCTCCTCAACTGCGCGCATGAATGCTTTGCATTGACGGATGGCTAGGGTTATGGGGCATGGTTGTATCATCTAGTTAAAATCTCCAAGACCCAACAAACCCCAATCACCGCGCCACACAGGACGGACTGCCAGTTTTTAGTAATCATTTAGAATAACCTTTAACCCATCAACAATATAAACAGTCTTGCCAGCGATACTATCTTCTGACAACACGCCTTTTTCTACCGCCAGCATTACAAATAATTTACGCCAAACCTGAACCCAAACCTCTGCCGTGCCGTTGTGTATACACACCACAGCACTAGCATTGTGCTGTGCTGCAAACCGCCTCAGCCTTTTGAATGTCAAGCCTAGCCTCCCGCAAAGCCTGTTTATCAAGGATATATTGATTTTCTAGCTATGCTAGTTTTTGCATGAATAGGTTATTGCTCACAAAACACCCCCTTCAATTGTTCAAAACTAAACACCCCATCCAGATTCGATACCTTGTAGCCACCATGTACGGGAAAGATTGTTAAGCCTAGTTTTCGGGCTTTATCTTTAATCAATAGCATAAAAAATTGGCTCCTTATAGTAGTAAATATCAAAATAAATCCTACCCTCAAAACTTCCTGTTTTTGCCATATATTTGGCTCCTTGATAAACCAAGTAAAAAGGGCCATCCGTGTAATATGAGATGGCGCAGCGCTCAAGTGTTTCTGATAATTTCTTATCTTCAACTCTATTCATGGCAAATACATCTTATCTAGCGCTCTTAGTGATGTTGTCCCGCTTGCGTCTTTTATATGAGAAACGCCTGTTTCATGCAATTCCTTTAAAATCTTAGGTAGTAGCGGATTGTTTGCTCCTAGCCAATCAAACCCAATTCCTGACCATGTTTTTTGAATTGTCTGAAGTCCTCGTGCGCTGTGCATAATTTCTATCCTTGCTTTTGGATTTACTTTCATTTTTCCTTCTCCACTTGGTTATTAGCTGCTGATGTAGGTATCTTATGCCTATGTATAAATTCATGCAAGCACTCAAAGCAAATAATCCAAAATAATTTGTTTTAGCTCTTCCAGATCGTTAGATACATGCACCGAAAAACCCTGTTCTCTCAAGAACTCATGGTACTTGATCTGCTCTTCATCGGGTGCTTTGCACTTCCCTCGCTTCCCATTTGCTAGTACATTGGGCTTCTTTAACTCTAACCGCAGGCCGTGGTATCCTTTCCTTGCTACGTCTAGCTGAAGGTCTGGTATGCCGCTCTTGACTCCCCCTTGAACTAAGCGCATTGCCTCTACTACTGATCGCTTGCCGCCGTTTGGTACTGCATAGATCCAGTCTAACAATGCACGATCAGGATTGATTTTTGCTTGATACTTGCACCATGAAACGAATGATATTTGTAAGCTTTCTTCGCTTATTAACATAAAAATCCTTGTACGAAAAAGTCGTCAAAAAAGAGCTTGTGACGCTTAACGATGTAGATATAAAAGCATTACTCTCGTCGTTAAGCGTCACAGAAAAAATGCCCTACAAAAGCCTCCCATATTTACCGTAGCTTGAATCGTCGCTTTCTGTAAGAAACCCTAGTTCTACTACCTTCTTTAAAACATCATCTCCATCCTTAATCTTACCCCTACTCCTTGCCATTCTTATGCTCTTTAACATCAACTTCTCTGCCTTGCTACTGATCCAATCCACATTCGCAATCCCCGCTAGTGGACTACGTGACGATCTCTTTAGCGCTACCTTGCCGAACATATCCGACCTAATCGCCGTCACCACATCAGACAGCCTAGCTTTACGATACCGGCATTCTTGATATTCTTTCTTGATACGCTCAATCTCCGGCCCGCTATAAGTTGAGTATTTCTCGAATGGTACACCAGAATCTTTCGCCTTTTTAATGAATTCAGCAGGTGTAACGCCAAAAGGTAACTCAATATGCCCGCCATTGGCATCTAGGAACGACGCAAAGCCACCGCCATTCGATTCTTTTTCTAAATATGTATGTTTGCTTATCACATACTCAGAAAGCGCCGTAATGCCCATTTGCTCGCATCCATTAAGCAATGCGCCGATAAAGAAGTGAACATATTTACCGGCCTTCACTGGTTTTGCACCCATCGCCATGATTTGAAGTTCGCCATAGGTGTTCACCAGCTCTTTTACTTCTGCCTCATGTACGCTTTTTAATTCCTTCTCTATCCGCTCGCCGTTCCTATCGCATACCACATCAAACAGATAAGGGTCGGTTAGGTTTAACAGCTCACGCACTAACATCTTGTCGTCTTTGGTTACTTCATACTTCTTGAAAACAGACAGCGCATTGACTGCTAGCTCGTTAATCGTTTCGCCGCTTAAATATTGAAAATCACACCGCACTGGAGCAGCACCCCACCCGCCAACATCATTAAGCGGGCGTAACACATTCGCAGCAAGCCGTTTTTCATGCGCTATTCTGTCCTGCTCTTCCTGCCATTCTTCTTCGTGTTGCTGTAATACTGCTGCATGATGCGTTAGTTCTGCTGCTTCATAGTCACCCCAGTCCGGCTCATATTCATCATGCAGCCTTTCATCTTCACTAGTTCCGCCAATAGGCAGCTTATACTTAACGCCACCGCGAAAGTGCGTGTAAATCTCTCCCGACCTGATAAGCAGGAACGCAACCCGCTTATCACCTTTACCTTCCATAAATGGATCGCAGAACTCATGACGGCCTTTTAACTCTCCCGCCATCCATTGCATGCCTAGATCGCCCGCCTTTATGCGTGGCTTATCTTTTGGGTATAGCCATAAATCAGGCGGCAATAATCCACCTTCTAATAGGTTTCTGATGTGATTACTGGCTGATTCATAAGTGATTTTTTCGTCATTGACAAGCGCAGTTATCTTGCGTTCGATGACTACTTCTTGATCTGGCTTGGCGATAACCTTGGCGGCATCAATCTGCCTTCTAAGTAGATCCGCGTCGAAAAATAAATCAATCGCGGATAGTTTCAATCCCTCGCCAAGCGGGCCGAAATATTTAAACTCATATTTGGTACGGGTTACGCCATCGCCTAGCAAGGGAGGAGCAACAAACATAAGACGCTCTGGCTGCCATACGGTTGTATCTACCAGCGACCTTACCAGCATGGAACCAGACTCGCTGATTGCAATGGCACCGTGTTTATGTGCCCACAAAGCCGCATTTAAAGCCTTTCCACACTCAGCGATCTGCTGCGCATCATCCAGCCAGACAAAAAAGTGCTGTCCTGATATCCCTTTGCCCATTACGCCGCTAGAAGAAGACGGCCTCCACAGCATCGGAGCGCGCCTCAATGGTGGGTAGCACTGACACAAAACCTCATGCAAGGATTCAGGCGTATCAAAACCTTGCATGTAGTCAATATCTAAAACCATGATACCGTCACGATCGCCCCATTGAAAGTACTCACGGGTACGCGCAATAAGGACGGGATTATCTTTAGCTACACGCGCTGTCGCTACCTGCGCCCAGTCATCACCGTCTGATATGATAGGCAGGCCAAAAGTCACCGCATTTTTATAGCTTAGATTGTCAAAGTAATCGCCCAGCGCTTCCCAGTGGATCTCGACGATCTGAGCAAATCCGTCTGTCATTTCAGCAGCGGATTGTTTGAGTAATTTACCGTCTTCGTCTAGAATGAATTGCTTAGACAGGCGAGACTGTGAAGTAAGTTTTGTGAATTTCATGCTAGACCCTAAGTAAGAAGCCCGCACCGCTACAACGGTTACGGGCTTTTTTTATACTTTCAATAATTGACCTGTTATTTTCTTGCCGTGTTTTTTACCTAGTTGCACAACAATAGCCCGTTTCCGCGCCCTTGATATCGCTGTGTAAAACAGATTGTAATCGTCTGGCTTATAAAAACTGGCCTCATTGCATACAAACATCGCAATGTTAGCACCAGCACCCTGTGCGCGGTGTACTGTTCGGCAATATGCGTAAACTACCGGCATTCTGTTTGCATTCGGTGGAACGATAGATGGGAACTCAAGCGCGATAGGTGAACGCTTATTACCCTTAAAATACGCATCGCGCGCCTGTTTGATCGCGTTGCCTACTGATTTTATTTCCATTTCATCAAGCCCGCGTTGGTCGATGATCATAAAATCACCACCGCTCGACACCGCGACGGGCGTTATGTTCCATACATCAAAACTAACACCATTAATCCGCCCGTGTTCTTTCGATGCTGATGCAATCTTGATCTTAGTCCCTGCATCCATCGACAAACCATCTACCGTCTTCAATGCTGAATCAATAATAATTTCGTCACCCGCCGAGAACAGGTCTGTAAATCCCTTTTTTTCCCGTACTGCATTATTTACCTGAGAGCAAATAGCGTGCGTATGGGCCATTACCATAATCTCTGAACCGTACTTAATCACTGCATCAGAAATAGAATCTACGGTGGATTCTACCGCCTCGAAATCTACTATTTCATCCTCTTGAATGCCGCGAACACGCCCTAGGAATGACATTAGATCTGGTGCGGTATGTGCTCGCCAGTTTTTAATGAGGGTGTATGTTTCCGCGTTTAGCTCTTGAAAGAACGCCTCTGCATTGACCGGCTTTAATTGATGATGATCGCCAGCGAATAACAATACGCAATGCTTGGCCTTATCAATCAAATCTAGCGCCATCTGTTCAGATAGCATTGAGCTTTCATCGACGATGATTAGCTGCACGCTGTCTTTGATGGGGATTGACTCTGAAAAAATGATGTTACCGCTTGAGTCTAACTGCTCCACCCCATTAACCGTCTGTGCTCGCTTGTTTAATAGCTTATGGCACGTTACCACCATAGCAGGGCAATCATCGCCTAGACCGTCGATTAAGATGTTCTTAGCGTCGTTTGTAGGGCAGGCAGCGATAGCGTTGTCGCCAAAGTGTGTAAGTAGTTTCTTAATGATCTGGCTTTTACCCGTGCCGCCTTCACCACGTAATGCAACTACGTGGTGCTGCCCAGCATCGACAAGACAAAGCACACGATCAAAGACTGATTGTTGATAGTCGTCTAGTTCAATTACAGGCGCGCTCATTTTGGCTTCACCAAATCAACAGCCTTAAACTTGCCATAGGTGAGTCGCTCAATTTTGATAGCCATCGCTGCCGGTGGCTCGCCGTTACGAATCCAATGTTGCAAATTCTGAGAGCTGATATCCAGTACACCAGCCATCTTGTTAGGGCCGCCGAAGTGCTCGAATAGTTTGTCTAGCATGGTTTGATCGCTCATTTGTTTTTCCTTTTAGTTACAAGATTTAGTTGCAACAATCATAACATAAGTAAAATTAAATTACAAAATTATTTTATTTGTGTTAGTATTCAATCAATAATATCTAGGAGTAGATTATGGGAAAGCTAGTTTGTGGTGTTGGCATTAATGATGCTGATTATGTTGTTTCTCCATTAATAGACGGAGTTCGAGTCATATGCCCAATTTACAGAGCGTGGCATAGCATGGTATCGAGATGCTATTCTAAAAATTATTCGTTCTCTTCTTCTGTTGTATGCGACGAATGGCTGATATTTTCCAACTTTAAACGATGGGCTGAGCAGCATCAAGTAGAAGGACGCCGGCTAAGTAAAAATTTAATAAATGGGCCAACGCAGCTATATAGTAGTGAAAACTGTGTTTTTATTAGCAATAAAGTCAGTAATATTTTATTAACCGGCGAGTCCAGAAGAGGGCTTTATCCATTGGGTGTTAGCAGGCATAAAAATAGATTTGTCGCTAGATGTAACGTAAACGGCGTAGATAAAAAAATAGGAAGATACCCCTGCATCGACACTGCCCACAAAGCATGGCAGCTATTCAAGGCTGAAATTATCGAAGAGGCTTCATACACTCAAGACGACGAAAGAGTGGTTGCAGCACTACTAAAAGCTGCTAACAAACTACGCTACGAACACGCTAACGATATAGAGACAACCAGTTGTTTTTAATTTACTTGCAAATAAATGTTGCAAATAAATTTTTAGTAGATTAAGATACATTCATCGCAACACACAACGGATTACAAATGCAGGAGACAATAAAACAACTCACCGACCTACGCAACGAACTAACCGCACTAAGAGCAAAAGAACGCGATTTAGTGAATGAGTTAATCATACGTATGGGCCATGATGATTACATCGGACAAAAATGGTATACGCTAGAGGATGGTACAAAATTATTCATCCATACTAGAAATGAGTATACAATCGATGTTCCAAAATTTAAGAAGGTGCGAGACAAACATAAATACCTTCCGATTCATCTGCAAGAAGTACACGAAGTAAGTGATTATGAACTGGCCGAACTAATGAAAACAGGAACGCTAGAACAAAAATCAATGTTTTCATCAATCGTGAGGATTAAAGCACTCAATCCTTACCTAAAAGTTGTGGAGCAAGAAAATGAGCTATGCGCCAAGTAAGCCAGTACCCCGAGCACCGATGATCACCATTGTAGGGGCTGCGGGTGTGGGTAAGTCGTCACTAGCGGCAATGTTTCCTAATGCCGTTTTTATCCAAGCTGAAAGCGGTGAGTCTGTTTTTGATTCATGGGAAGATGCAGATAAGCCCATGCTTTTGCCTGAGTTGCCAAAGTCTAAGCCAGATGCACCAGTAAGCACAAAGGCTGAAATCATGGCGCAGCTACGATGGCTTGCAACCGATAAGAATCACGGATTTAAAACGCTTGTAATCGATACCGTATCAGCGCTTCATATTCTTTTTGAACGCGAATTGTGCGACTCAGAAGGCGCGACAAACATAATCGAAGCCCACGGCGGATATGGCAAGGGATTGTTAGCTTTGCGAGACTGGCATAATGATGTGCGTAATGCCTGCGAATATCTAGCAAAGAAATGCGGAATTGCTGTTATTTTCTTATCCCACATTGGCATACAGAAGTTTAAACAAGGCCCATCCTCTGATGAATACTGCATTTATAACTTGGATTTGCCGCCTGCATGTTTGCCGGTATATGTAAACCTTGTCGATGCTGTTTTATTCCTGACGCAGGAGGAGTTTGTAGACGGTAATAAAACAGATAAGAAAGGCATCATTACTAAATACGGAAAGCTTATCCAAACTGGCGACCGTTATTTAGTAACAGAAAACGCCGGTAACGTAGGCTATGCAACCGCTAAAAATCGCTATGAATTAGACAGCCGCATCTTAGTACCACACGGCACAAACCCACTTTTAAACTCAATTAAATTCTTTTCAAAAGGTAATAAATAATGTCAAATTTCTGGAAAACATCAAACGGCCAAGCTGCAACTGGTGTAAATGAAACAACTGAATTTGCAACTATTCCAAAGGGTGATCGTAAAGGTTTAATCAGTAAGACAGAAATAAAAGACGGAGATTATGGTAAAAAGATCAGCCTGCAATTTACCATTACAGAAGGTGAATTTAAGAAACGCACTTTCTTTACAAATATCAATCTTTATTTGCCTGCTAACTACGCAACGTTAAAAGAAGATGACAAACAAAAAGCGATTGCCAAGCAAGACAAGGCAATTAATTTGATGGTTGGCTTGTTTAATGCTGTGGGTGTTGCATTGCCACAATGTAATCCAGAAGATATTAAGGCCATTGATCTAGCCCGCCTGTGCAATAAGCCAGTCATCATTGATATGCATCCATTCATGCCGAAGCCAGAAGCAGGCGGCGAACAGAAAGGCCCGTTCTACTTGGCTAATAACTTTAAGAAGGCAACTCCAGCAGTTGCAGCACCGAAGAAAGAAGAAGTACAGAAAGATGATGGTGAGCAGAAAGAACCAGCATCGACTGAGCCAGATTTATTAGAAGATGATAGCGACGACGATGTCCCGTTCTAATCTAGCCTAACCAAGGCGGCAAAACATCGCCGCCTATCTCATTTGGTGTCACATGAAAAACAAACTAGATAGCATTTGGGTAGAAATGCAAGACGACCCAGAATATGAATTAAATTTAAATGTGTGTGATCGTGAATTATGGTTACGTGCTAACAAATATAAATCACCAGTTAATCGCTACACCGCTCAAGAAGTCCGTGCTAAATTCCGTAAAACACTTGAAATACAGCAATTTGAAATTAATTTAAGAATGATTGGTTTTGATAAGCTTCCAAATGGAAACCAATCAAAAGATGATATTGAATACGTATGCTTGTTTGATTTGTACTTTAATAAACCAGAACCAAACCAAAGTAAGCTATTAAATTACATGTGCGGAATGGCTGGCGTTAATAATGGTCTGTACTATGGATGCAATGCAGTTACAGAAGAAGTAAAGATTGTCACAATTAAATTTAATGAAAGCGAATTCAATGCTAAACGCTCCATTATTGAATCGGAAACAATGCCTAGTTGTGATTGCTGCCCTAGTCCTACATCAATCAAGCCACATTGCCACAATTGCACGTCATATAATAACGGTTGTGATATTGGCTCAGGTAAAGAAGTTTGCCAATCGCATAGTTTTTATCCCGAAGTCATTACGTCTGTCTTTATGTGGGAAGTAGAAGAAATGCACATGGATGATAGGGCAGTGTCATACATAAAAACAAACGGCGAATCCATCAGAAATGGCAAAGGCGGAATGGCCAGCGCACAACTATTCGAGTGACTAAATGTTAATTCCTCGCCCATATCAACAAGATGCCTACGATGCAGCACTCAAGCATATACGCACCTCTAAAGATCCGTCGATTGTCCACGCAAGCACCGCAGCCGGTAAAAGTATCATCGTCGCCATGCTTGCGCAAACGGTAAAGCAGGCCAACAAGCGCACGCTTATTCTTGTGCCAAATGGCGATCTTGCAGCGCAGAATGCAGACAAGTTTCGTGAAATTGGAGAGAAGCCATCGATTTACAGCGCGTCATTGGGGCATAAATGCGTAGAAAATCACGCTGTATTTGCCACGCCGATGAGCGTATTAAATAATCTTGATGATTTTGGCGAAGAATATGCGCTGATTATTGCGGATGAATGCCAGATGATCTCTGAAAATCTTGAATCATCAAGTCAAAAACTTCTTACACACTTTAGATCAATCAATAAAAACATTCGCATTTTAGGGCTTACCGCGACACCTGTTCGATTCAAAACTAAGCTTGTGTCTGCTGGATCTACCTTTAAAAGCGTTTGCTATTCAATCACCAGCGAACAGCTAGCGTCACAAGGCTGGACTGTTCCTTATAGTATTGGCGTATCAGATTCAACATACAGTTTGCTGGCACTAAAAACTGATTCTAAGGGTAAGTTTAAGCAATCAGAAGTGGATGCACTAACGCTAGACAATGAGCGCCTTACGCGCCAGATTGTAGCTGATCTGGTAGGGATTGTTGAATTGCAAAATCGTAAGTGTTGCATCATATTTGCATCGTCTATCAAGCATGCCGAAGAGATACAGTCATACCTACCAGAATCAGATTCTTCAATCCTGATTACTGGCAATACAAGCAAGAAAGAACGGTCCAGATTGCTACAAGAAGCAAGGGATGGTAAACATCGGTACATCATTAACTTCGGAACACTCACCACCGGTACAGATATCCCTATCATTGATTGCGTGGCGCTGTTACGTGCTTCTGAGTCGGTAGGGTTGGTAATCCAGATGCTAGGACGTGGTTGTCGTTTGTACGCGCCTAGCTGGGTAAAGTCATACGGCCAAACTAATCGACTAGCTGATTTTTATGATGGAAAGATGGATTGTCTTGTTTTAGATTTTGGTGAAAACTTAGAGCGCTTTGCTTTATCGGATGATCTAGTAATTTCTGGCCTACTCGATTTAAAAGAGCGCAAAGATAAGCAAGGTGATGTACAATTATGTCCAGAGTGTAACGCAGAGAATTCTCTCATGGCCCAGCGTTGCCACGGCGTAGTAAATGACGGTACGCGGTGCGAATATAGATTCCTGTCTAAAACGTGCGATGCGTGTGAATCAATCAACAGCCTATCAGCGCGTCACTGCAAAGATTGCGGCGCGGAATTAATCGACCCTAACGATAAGTTAGAACGCAAAGCTGCCATTGATACCACAACACCGCGCGAGCTTCCTGTAGTGGCAATGCGTCTACGCAAACATGAGAAACAAGGCCGGTTTACACTTCGCATTGACTGGACGATGGACGAAGGAGAAAGCATTCTACCAGTGGCGCAGTTCTTATCTGAAAATCGTATTTTATACTTTTTGAAGAAGTGCCAAGCACAGCATTTAATGACGTGCTCGATTGATGAAATAGTAGATAGGCAGCATGAGTTGGTTAGATTGCCTGAAGTTGTGGTAAGAAGGCCAAAGGGTAGTAAATATTTTAACGTGACATATTAAGGAGAAGTACAAATGAAAGTATCAACAGTAGAAAAAAATAGCGTGATCGAAGTCATTGATCAACACGGTGAATTGATAAAAATTGACAAGGAGGAGATTAAGTCATATTTCACCGAAGAAGGGAAGATTGATCCTATCCTTGATGCGATCGCTTTTGTGGCACGTTCATATGTTCCTAATATTTCAACCGCTCAAGGTAGAAAAGAGCTAACAGAATGGGCGGATAAAACACTTGAACACAACAAGATTTTAAAAGTACACCGCAAAGAAATTGCAGATGAAATTAAAAAGCTTCCTGCAATCGTCGATGCTACAGGTCGTAAGTGTATTAAGTTTTTAACTGAATTGCATACAGAAATTATGCTGCCAGTTACCGAATGGCAGTACGAAGAAGATCTGAAAGAATCTGAACGACTAGCAGAGAAAGAGCGATTAGAAATGATTGAGCGCGTCAAGGTTGACCACGTTCAAGCATTGATTGATAACGATCAATTCGATATTGAGAAAGAGCAAAACAGAATTGCAGAAGAATTATTGCAGGCAGAGCGAGATCAGCGCATAGCTGATGATGCTATTGAGCAGGAGCGTTTACGTGTTGCAGAAATTGCTAAGCGTTTACAAGCTCAATTAGATGCTGATAAGAAGAAAGAAGACGATAGAAAGGCAAATATAGAGCATAGAAAGACGGTAAACAATGCCGCGCTTAATTCCTTAGTCGAGCATTGCGGAATAACAGAAGAACAGGCTAAAAAAGTGGTGATTACTATTGCTAGCGGTTCAATTTCTAACGTGCATATCGAGTATTAATTTTATGGATAAAATAACCTACAAAGACGTAAAATTCCATGTATATGGAGACTATACGCCTAAAAATGGCTCTGATTGTGCAGAGTACGACGTGGCGGCCATCTATGTCCACGACAGCACAACTGACATCGCCCACCTAATCGACTGCAAAGAATTTCAAGACGCACTAATCAAGCAGATTGAAGACCATGCAGAAGAGATGAATAATCAACTAGGAATGGAATAAAAAAACCCCTCGTAAAGAGGGGTTTTGTTTTTAAAGGTTATATGAAATAGAACTTAAATCAAGTTGATTAGAAGTCCACCCAGCCTCCAATTGAATAACGCCTGTTGTAAATATCTTTACCAATACCGAATAAGGTGCGACTAGTGACACGCAAACTTTCCGCTGATCGATAGAAGGTCGCAATTCAACTGGTAGCGTGCAAATAGTTTGAGCATTGGCAGTGGGCTGAACCAGACCAGCTAAATAAACAATATTCCCGTCCGTTCTAGCGCCCACAAGCGTAGAAGTAGTTACTGGCGCTGTAATTGAGATTGGAGTCAAAACTAGTTTTGATTTTGTCTCAATAGTTAAATCTGCAACCTCGAACGAAGGTCTTACCAATAGCTCTACACCCATTGAGGAATAATGATTTATACCATTCCCACCATAAGGACCACGCCGCGCCGCGGTGTTATCCGGCTTACCAAACACATTTTCGTCGGTTAGTGATTTTTTATATCTTCCCTCTGCAGGGTAACCCTCAGAGAAGTAAAAAGATGTAAAAGGGCCATTCGACAAATCGGCTTGCCAGCCCAAGACAGGCAAATAACTGCCACCTTGTCTAACTATTTTAAGTACTGCAACTGTCATCCTATCAACTACAAGTAGTACAGTATTATCAACAACACCTAACCCAAACTCAAAGTTACCATTAGGCACGGCGACTGTCGTTGTAATGGTTACAGTTGCCCCATCGTCACTAAATCCGAGTATCTTGAAGTAGCCTGCCTCGTTGACAACAAACACATTGTCCTCAGCGTCAACCCCTGTTTTGCATGATAGTACTTTTCCAACGGGCCAATTTATGCGATTTATTGTTGCCAGAATGCCCCAATCTATAACTGGATTTATACCTGCAAACTTGCTAGCAGTAATTAGATTTCCTGCATACAAAGGGCTTTTTGTATTGTCATACCCATCACGCATAGCAACATGAGCGCGATTAATGTCAATCAAGCCATATCCGTGCATTTTAGCGTACCCACGGACATATCCAGCTGCTTGATCGCGCCCCTCTTGAAATACTGGAGCAACATATCCAAAGCCGTCGAGATACGATGTTGATAGCGCAGGTACTGGATTAGTAATAAAAATAATATTTGGAACTTTAGGCCAGCTAGTAATCTTATTTACAACTGCATTTACTGCACCAGCATTAAATCCGTTAGCATCATTCATACCAAAAGCTAAGAAAATAATATCAGGTGCATCATTTTTTACTATATCAAGCCAATCTAGTGCCGTATTGTAATACCAAGCATAGGGAAAGGCAGTTGGTTTAGTGTTAGCCTGCATCCAAGTCTGACCGCCAATTGCTCTGTTCAAAAATTTGAATGTTTTGCTTGGATTCTTTCTAAGCATTTCAGAGCATAGCACCGACCACATGTCCGAATTTGTCGTAAATCCATCTGGTCCGCTTGTACTGATCGAATCACCCATTAAAACTACGGTAGGGTTTTGAATATTGCGCGCTTTCCATAAATGATCCTGAGGGAAAATATCATTTTGCGGAATAAATGGGGGCAATCCATCGTTTTGAACCAATTTCCTATATAAACCAACTGGTTGAACTCCTGAGAATGTAATCTCTGATCTTTGTCTTGATTCAACAGAAGAATCAAAATTACATAGCTTAGAAAAATGAATTGTTCTTACGTCGTTCGCTAAGCAAACTGGGATTGCAATATCAAGCCTTGAAGAATTAGCGGCTGCTGTGTTTGTTGGTGAAATTCCCAATCTCTCTGCGTTCACTGTTTCAGTAATTACTTCGGACTCCCATAGTCCTACAGACAAAGAAGCTGCTTTAAATGTAGTTATTCCATTGTCAGAGGTAACTCCTGAAGAATTCCATCTAGCAGTAAAAATTCCTCCGTCGCCTGCTGTTGTATAGCTAGATACTTGAACTAATTGCCCATTAAACAACGGCACTAAAGCACGTAAAGCAGGCACATTAGCAACATAAAACAAACCTTTTACATATGACTCATCGGCGCCACTATGGAATACCCAATCAGAAGGAACAAATGTCGATGTAGTCGTAAAATTAACCCGCGCAGCGGAGTAATATTTCCCAAGATATAGGACTGTCTGTGATAGCCGAAGCATAGTAAGCCCAGCAGCAAACTGCACGGGTACTTCGAAATTACTGGCGGCTAAGTGTGCCTGAAAAATATCTTGACGGCCTTTTTCTGTAATTACATTGCTTCCAACTCTGTTAATTATTGAAGAATAATCAGAATTGATTATAGTGTCTAAGTCGCTGGCATTACGCACTAAAACGTCAGCGGCGCTTGAGCCAATAGGATCATTCAAAGGCATTGTCTTTCCTTAATCGTGCGCGTATGCGCGTTTATCATATTTTCTAAGCTGTAGGCCAATTGTACCATCTTGCTTAGGTGTTTTATTAATTACTGTATAAAGTCCCGCCTCTACTATTTCTTGATCTGTTAGTCCGACACCAAATACATAGCGGCTACTTAATCCTTGGTCGCCTGACTTTAAGTATACAGCGCTAGGAACGGAATCTACAATAAAACCACTTACACCATCTGTACGAGGCACGCACCTAACAAATGCAGAGCTACTACCATCTACGCCAGTAAAAGCCGTGCGCCCTGCTTGTTGTCCTTTGAATAGGCATTCTTCGCTTGTCTCTACTAAGTTACCAATAATGGAAATAATCTCACCTGCTTGCAATCCATCATCGCCATAAAAGTCACTAGGATCAATCCAGCGAACAAGGTCGCCACGTCCTAGCATATTTGCATCAGATAACGCTTCATCAGTTACACCATCGCGAGAATAGATTAAATGCCCAGCCTCTAAATAAGCTCGATTCATGGCCTGTACTTTATCCCTACACCCTGCTAGCTTAATCTTTGATGGATTGCCAGCTACTCCTTCAACAATTGATCCATCACTATTGATGTGTAGTTTAATTAATGCTTTTTTGTTTAAAGCAACATCAACATATTCAAGTTCAATACCATCAAATGAATTTGGCATTACCCTATCCATAGTGATATTTGACTCCCCACTAGCAGATAGGTTGCGGTAGTCGAGCTGCATCACCGGATAATTACCGCGCAATTCATCACGTACAAAAGACCATTTATAGCCATCACGAAACACAGAGCACCGGCCAGCATTTGCCATTGTAGCGATGCGTTCGCCGTAAGATACGTCTTTATCATCAAACGTAAAATCAAAGTTTAATAGCGTGGTGTTGCTTGGCAATGAATTGTTAATGCGCTGCATTGTGGCCGTGTCTAGTTGTGCAATGTCACGCCTAGCAACAGCAGTATGCTGATGCAGTATTGATCTGAATAGGTTACGGCTTGCGCTGCATTCAATCGTATTAAAATCACGAACCCAGCGCGTAAACTCGCAATTAAATTTACGCTCTGTACCGCTAGTAGCCGATTCAGTGGCCTGTGTAGTTACGCGAATAATGGTAGATGATGGGAAAACTTTACTTGCGTAATCACGCACGCCATTAATAGATTCAATTTGTAACTTATCATAATCGTTTGATGATCCTGAGAAGTTAGTGCGAGTCATGTTTGTTTTATAACGAGCAAGACCAAAGGCGGGCGAAACATAAATAGTTTTAAATTGCTGATCCAGTGTATTACCAGAAAAAGCGCCTTGATACTGCCCTCGACTACCGGCTATCTCTGCATTGTTTGTATCGACAGCCCAATAGTCAATATTGAATGTAACCGTAGCAGCAGCATCGTTATTCCACTTTAACCCCCTAAGCATTGCAAAATTGTATTGCAGCACCGACACAGAGATAGGCAAGGTAAAGGTGGTAGTTGGCACTTTATTTCCATTATTTCTACGCATAGAAATAGATAGCGTAGTGTCAATTGGTGTATGTGATGGAATAACTCCGCTAAAAACAACTGTTGTTATCCCGCCAGATACTGTGTTTGATGATAAATTGCAATTAGCATTAAATGCATCTGATAATGTCGAACTGCCTGAGGTGTAATTGTAAGTAAATACTAGACGCACTCCTCCAGTAACGCCTAATACTTGATCTAAACTCGTATAGTCTCCACTAGAAAATACCATTGTTAAATTATTGACAGAAAATGTGCAGCTACCGATACCAGTCAGTGCCTCAGCAGTAGATAATGGCGGTAACTTCTGCCCATTTACATCAGGCGTAGAAAATGATTCACGAATATTTGTAACCGTGGTTGTTCCGTCTTCTGGATACTGTCCTGCGCTCCACGTTGGCTTAAAAATAGAGTACGTCGCATTAGTAATATCAGTAAATGGCGTAGACGCAGATCGAACAACTGCAACATCACCAGTACCACGACTGACAAACATCCATTCGGTAATAAACTTTACATTGTTGATGTATTCATAAAATGACTGTTGAATCAAGTCTGGATAGCTAACAACACGTCCGTAAATGTCTGGCATAGCCTGATAAAGACGATACTGGTTTGTAGCGCCGGTAAATTTATTATTAGGAGAATCTTTTCCTTGACCAACATTATTTGGAATGTCAGGCTTTGGGTTTAGTGCAACAACAACAATGGCAGCAACAACAGCGATTGCAGCATAAACTAACACCTCAACAATACCTTCTTGGCGACGGGCTAATCTAACCACATCAAAGACAGAGGCCAATCTATCCATCTCTTCGCACTCAGCAGGATTATCAATAATCCTGCCGTTCAACCATAGCGTATAATCCGCGCCACTATCAACGTGCAGAGCAATATTTTCTTGAATAGTCAGCGAATGATCAAGCGCATAAATATCGCCAATCATCGCGGCTTGAGGATCTTTATAGACTGTAAGCATAGAATTTCATTTTCCCGAATAATCTTTCTAATGACGCAATTTTATCTATTTTAACAGATCCATAGCCTTTATCGTTACCGCCTGAGTGGATTACATGCCATTCATCAATCACAATCCCGCAGTGACTCGGTATTCCACCTTTAAAGCTCATGAATGCAAGGCCCGCCTGAGCGGGTAGAGACTCATGCCAATTTGATGATTCTTCCTCAAATCCACCTTCGCTTATGTCACGAATAGGCATCACTCCTAGATCAATACCCATGACGTGCTTGTAATACAGCATGACAAGGCCGTAACAATCCATTGACTCGAATGAATGTGCGTGTTTAACCCAAGGAATACCAATCGATTTTTGAATAAATTCTTCTTGCGTCATGTCAATTCAAGACCTGTAAAGTCCTCGATTGTGAAAATAGAGGAGATATCAAGCCGCATAGGATTGTCGTCTGATGCCTTAATGGTTACCGACTCTTTGCTGAACACAATTCCGCCTTTATCAGAAACCCAAAGATCAATACTGAAAGCAATATCATCAATAGATGATCCTATCCAATGGGTATATGTGGCCTTGATGGGAATGAATTTACCCGCAGTAGAAACCTTATTTAATGCCTGTTTTAACTCCCTCCCTACTACGTAACGCGAGAATGACACAGAGAACGAGCTAACCGGATCTTTGCTTATATCCGGCGGGTTAATTTTCATGCTGCAAGGGGTGTAATCGTTACCACCCAAATTTACCGTGTTAAATTGATGGTCTACTAAGCGGTAATATCCAAAATCAGGGTGATAGAAAGCCACCGTGAAATATTCAGGTCTATTTATCTTTGTTGTCCAGAACTCTTTCTTGTTCATGATGTAAGCGCCTGAATTTCAGAAGCAGATAGTTTTCTTGTGTAGTAACGTAGGGTTGATATGCCGTTATTTAGTGCTGATTGTCCAGAATTCATCGAACCTATTGAAATAAAATCATCAGAGAATAGAAATAACTTACTTCCTTGTACTACTGATCCACCATTTAGAACCATCAAAATACCATTTTGATCATATGATATGCATGAACTATTTTTTTTGTCTAAAAATGCGCTGTTTGATGTCTCTATTGTTGAGGTAGCTCCCAAATCATCCGTGTATCTTGCTCGTTCATTTCCAAATAAATACCAAAAGCTTAGTGATCCTCCAGCTCCTAAAATAGTCTTTAGACTAGGAGTATCTACTACAGAAAAAACACAATAAAATGATCCATTGTTTACGTTTAATAAGAAATCTGAATTTTTTATTTTCGCAACATCCTTTGCCCGAGTAACCGCCGCCGATGTAGTAACAATCCTAGACGTATAAAACGCCCCAGCTTCTAGATTCCATTCAGTAACCGAACCTGTGACTGTTAATGTCAAACTGCCAGCGCTAGGCGTGAATGTTAGCGACACAAGGTTATTTGCGCCAGTGCCAACTAAAGATCCTACACTTGATCCAGACAATGAGATTGTACCTGTACCATAGAATGACAATGTATGCGCGGTAGCTGTTACCGTCCTAGTCTGCGTAACACCAACAGCAGAAGGGAATACAAGGTTGGTTCTGGCCTCTTCAATCAGTAGCTCTTTATATCCATACGACCATCTATAGCGCGGCTCATTAACACCGGCTTGTGTAAATACCCCTTGTGTAATTTCAGTAGTACCACCGCTTGCACGAGTAAAGACGGCTTTTTCATGCAGCACACCATCTTTAACAATATCCACATATTCAACAGTCGGCCATTCTTGATTGATAGCAATATCCAGCAGACTGGCGTAGTTCTTCCAATCTGGCAGCGTAACAATAAAATCACCATTATCGAGATATTCTTTAGGAACGACCAATTTACGCGCCATGATAGTGGCGTTATATGTGAATGATGTTTGGCTATCTTGCTTTGCATCCAAGAAGCCAGTAGATAAAAATCGGCATGTGTGATCTACAAGGCCAAATTCTGTCTTGATGGGTAGAATGAATTCATTCAGGCCATTATCGAGATATTTTGATAGCTTCACCCATAACTGAAACCGCTGCGCATCATCCTCATTAAATCTAAAAGTAACATCCCAAAAAACAGGCATATCTGAGCCAATTTTTTGAGTGTATGCAGGCCCGCGCCTAGGGTTTGATTCTGTAAATTGCGCGGGCTGGGTGCGTGATTTACCAGCAAATAAGAACGTTGGCAAACCAACTGGATAAGCAATAATTGTCATAGTTTACTCTGTGCGTTTGAACCGGCTTTTAAGCCATCCCATGCTGGGCCAGTATTTGACCTAAGCCCATCACCAACGGCCTGAACTGCTTGACGTACCGCTATTTCAATCATTTTACCATTTGGTGAGGTTGTTGTTTGGATATCTGCGCCGGCATAGTTGCTAATGTTGATTGTAACGCCACCACCGCCACCGACCTGATTGGCGGGTGTTACGTTACCGTTTGACGTAGGCATCATGTACTGAGCTCCATTGTTTGCTGTAAACATTTCAGGAGCACCGGATTCGTTTACTCTATACATACTATCTGAATTAACCGCACCGCCGTACCTACGACCGCCTCCAAATGATTTTGCTAGTGCCATTGTACCGATCAATGCCGAGCCGCCAATCACAGCAGCCTTACCAAGTGTAGCAATAGACATTAACCCTGCCGCAGGGGCCGCAGCTGCCGCGACAGCTCCCGCTGCTGCTGTTGATGTTGCGGCCATTGTACCGGTAGATGCAACTTGCGCCGTGGTCGTGGTGGCTATCGCGGCAAGCTTGGTGGCCGCAACCGCTTGATCTGCCGTTTGCTGAATGATCTGATTTTTTGCATATTGAACGCCCACCTGTACAAGCGCGCCAACAGCCTCATTAAGTATGGATGATGCAAGACTGCGCATAGCATCTTGCGCGCTCATAGTGCCAGTTAAAAGCCCCTCAATAGCTGATGAAGAAGCAGAGCCGAATGCATCTAATGCATCCAGCGTAAATTGGTTGATCTCGCTTTGCTTTGCCCATGTTTGAATAGCTAAATCTTGTTTTGCAACGTTGTAATCTGTTTCGATCTGTAATTTTGTTGCTGTTGCCTCTGCTGATGCATTAACCCCAGCCGCCGCCATTTCTGCTTCATACTGATTTACAATTTCAAGCTTTGCTTTATATTCATCTTCAAGGGCGGTTACCGGATCAAGACCACGGAACTTTGTTGTAACATCGATCGTCTTGTTTCGCGCTTCAAGATTGGCCGCTTGCACTTTCTCTTGAATGGCCACTTCCTTATCTGATTCAGATTCAAGAAATGCAACACGATCTTGCGCGTATTTTTGAGCAACAAGAAACTTTGCTTCTTCGTATTGCTCAGTATTCTTAAATTTAAGCTTATTTATTTTATCCAGTTCGTCTAACTCTTGCGCGTCAATCTTTGCTAAGCCAGTAGCAGCAGCGGATCGCAGGCGTAACAACTCTTGGTAGCCTTTTTCTTGCTGCATTGCTAGTTTCTTAGCCTCAGCTTCTGCGTTCTTATCTGGGCCTTTATCTACCTTGCCGCCTTTCCCATATTGCGCCAGACGATCAGTAGTGTCTGTTGGTTTAGATTCTTCTTCTCTAATGCGTTTGGCGGTGGCTAGCATCTTATCGCCCCAGCTTTCCTTTGCTGCTAAAGTCTTAGCGTCGGCAGCATCTAATTCAGCACGTCTAGCAGCTGCTGATGACTTCATCTCGTCACCAATAGCGATTGCACCAGCTAAATCACCACGAGCCAATGCCGACGCTTGCGCGCCAATGCCGCCTATTTCAGAGCCAATGCCTTGAAACACAAAGGCTAAATTGCGGCCTAAAACGCTGATTGTTTCCCATACAACCTGAATTGCATCAGCAAAACCAGCTAATGATTCGATAGTCTGCGCCGACCATTTGGCGATGTTGTTATTACGTTTTAGTGCCTCAGATTCTTTATCTAAACCAACCACTGACTGAGTTGTTTCATTTTCAATTGTTTGTTGTAAATTACCTAAAACATTGATAGCAACGCGAACCATACTAGATATTTCATCTCCAATTCCAGACTGAGAAATAGTTAGGAACAACATTCCCCATGTATCAGCCAGATTAGAAATAGCACCATCAAGCGTAGCTGCGCGTTGCTCCATTGCACCAGCAAACTTGTTTTCTCCTAACTTTGTTAGATATTCTTCAATCTCTCGCGCGTTATTACCAACGGTTGTTTTTACATTTTGGAATGTAAAAGAAACTTTGTCGCCTTCTGCCTTTGATTTGATACCAAATTCTTTTAGTCGCTCAAATTCTCCAGTAGCCGCGTCTGCCACCGCTTCAACCATTTGGCTTAGGTCTTTACCCATTGCCGAAGCAGTGTTCCCGTAGCTAGTTAACGCGCGCTCAGACGGCGTTAACCCTAAGTTAACAAGCTGATTAAAAGCCTTTGTTACTTGCTGTAAGTCATAGGGTGTAGTTGCAGCAAAATCCTGCAAAACCTTAAACGCTTTTGCTGCCTCTAGTGTGGAGCCAGTGGCAGTGACAAGACCCGCATTGATAATGTCAAATTGGCGCTGAACAGTTGCTACTTCTTTAATAAAAGCAGTTAGTGCCGCTGTCGCGAATGCAGCAGAGATCAAGCCAGCTAATGGCTTCACTGCTGACTCTATTTTGCTAAAATTGTTTGTGACGTTATTAATTGTTGAATTAATTTGACGTTCACCAGCCAATAACTTAGACAGATCAAAGCCTACATCATACTCAATCCCACCAACGTTTTCGCTCATAGCCCTGCCCTTTCTCGTTTAGCCATCAACTCAGCTTTGGCTTTCTTATATTGATCTTCTGTCATATCGACTTTGTTTTTAGCAGGGAATTTCATTTCAATTTGTCGCTGAAATTGAGTCATAGTCAATCGCCAAGCATCAGCAGCGCTGGTGCCTAAGTGTACCATAGCAGCGTCTACAAACTCGCTAGCGTCGAATGAATCGCTGTATTTACCTTCTCCTGATTTACCAGTTGGCTTAGCTCGCCCGGCAATTCCATCAGTCATCAAAGAGCGGGCCAGTATGATGAGTTCACCATCAGGGATAGATCCATCTATCCTCTTGTCAAAAGTTTTACTATCCTTGTCTCCATCAATCCAACCGATTAATTTGTCACTATAAACATCGTGCTCTAAGCAAACCCTCATAACGCGCATAGCAGCCAACAAACACATACGCTCGTTATGTAGCCAGTGGAAATATTGGACAATCTCTTTTGGATTGCCAATTTTAGCGATATTTTCAAAAGAAGGATTGAATAAAAAATAGTTACCTTCATCATCCGTTACGCCTATCTGGCCAATCTCTGTCAATGCTTGCATGCTCGCCCCTAGAATATTTTTGTATTATAGCATTGACAGTAGATAATTAATGACGCATAGTAATGTACATTAACTAGGAGCAAGAAAAATGCAGGATAGATTCATAATGCTAGACCTTGAAACACTAGGAAACAGGATTAACCCTGTCATTGCTCAGATTTCTGCTGTTGAATTCGATATTTCAACTGGATTATCAAAGTCAGAATTTAATGTTCATATTGAGCATCGTAACTACTATCAATACGGCCTTACCGTAGATCAATCCACGATTGATTGGTGGGCAGAGCAGTCACGAGCAGCAAAAAATGCTGTTTTTGGATCAAAAATAAAATACGATCTAAGGTATGCGCTTGAGCTTTTTACCGAGTATGTAGCGACCGTTAGACGCGACTGCAGCGGGAAAGTATTTTTATGGGGGAATGGAATTCGTTGCGATAACGTATGGCTGTTAAGCGCATATAAAGCATGCGGGCTTGATGACCCAATTAAATACAATGAAGATATGGACTATCGAACATTGCAATATATTGCAAAGCAAAAAACAGGCTATGACTTTAGAGATGAAGTTTTTCAAGGAATTCGACATAATGCTATTGATGACTGCAAACATCAGATAAAGTGCACGTCGGCGGCTTGGAATTCTTTGATTATCTAACAAAAAACCCTCTTTAAAAAGAGGGGTTTTATTTTTACAACTCAATCAACCGAACTTTAGCCCCTGACGCGCCGCTAAGTGTGACTACACCTTGGCAGTATGCAGAAATAGTTGACAGGGTGATCAATTTGCTACCCGTTGTTGCTGGCACTACGATGGTTTTACCGACTGACACGTCGATAGTGCCAATACCAGGGACATGAACGGTAGTACCAGCATCACCATCAATCTTTAGTGATAATGCGGCCGCCGTTGTGTTGGTTACTAGCAAGATTTGCACTTTCGTGCTGTTAAAAATGATTGTATCCGATGCAGTCAGTGTTGTTTCTGGTGCATCAATAAAATCGGTTAAATTATTTGCTGAAATAGCTGTAATAGCGGCCATAATTATTCCTTATAGTAATTGTACGGTAACTTGACCATTAGATTCTGCACTGATAGACCATGTGCAAGCGCCATCATAAGGCATTTCTTCAGACCATTCAGTAACGATAAATGGGCCAGTGCGTACTTTGTTTGCATTAGAAATACGCAGCCAAACCTTAGCGGCGTTTGATTTAATTGCCGGGATTGTACATACATTAGATGAAAATTCATCTTGATTATATGAGTCTTCTGTGTATGTAACGCCATCACCACTAAATGAAACGGCCTTAAATGACACTAAGCTTGTCTTAGTAAAGTCTGGTGATTTATCTGCCGTAGTGTCAATCGTTTCCCATTTGTCAGATAGCGACTTAGACCGCATCATACCTAGAGACTTCCACACCAAACTGTTGACTAGCGCCGTTTCAGGTGCAATTGCGAATTCGATAAGCGTATCGCGCCCTACCATTGCTGACATAAAAAAATCCTTTTTAACTGTATAGCATTTCAATGGACAGCTCAAATACGGGCCGCATGTCATCCGTCTGGAAAAATACTGGCTCGCTCGACTGCATGTTAAATATCCGTCCAGAACTATGGTTGTTTGAACGCATAGCTTCTATTATAGCATTAGCTTTACTAAGTAAAGCAAATCTTGACGAATTTACTTCACCTGCTAGAATAATGCTGTGATACGGATAGCGAATTAACTCTGCATTACCACCGTTTTGCGGCCGAATGACCAGATATTTATCAGTAGCCTTGTCTGCTTCATACATGCCGAATTGCACACGAAACCCAGTGGATAGTCCGGTGGATTCAAGATAATTTTTGAGGTCTTCTGATGGTGTCATACCGCAAGATCCTTCTCAACAATCGCATCAATAAGTGGCTTAGCTTCTTCAAAACCAAGCCTTAGAAATTCTTTCTTTGCAGTAGCACGTTTAAACTTTTGTTTTATGTTTGGATCGTGAACGTATTTTGCATAGTTTGCAGTGTAGCCAAGCCTACCAACAACAGATGATCCTGTATTTTCAACTTCACGATATACAGAATTAATCAAGTTAGACGTATCACCGATTGGAGTTAGTAACGCCGCATGACTTCCACCAAGTATAAGTATCTTATGCATGGTTCCAAGCATTTTTCTTTCTTGCCTAGTAACGAAGCTGCCGATATTGTTTCTAACTGTGACCTTATTGTTAGCCATCACGTAACCAGTGTGTAATCGTCTGCGATATTCTCAAATACATCTTGGTCGCGCAATACTGCTTTAATTTCTGAAGAATCAACAAGTAACGGATTGTAAATAGAAGTAAATTCACCCACAGCTAAATAGTCGCCCTGCCCAGCCAAACTATACTCAGTCCAGAACTTCATAGTAGACACAAATTCCTGACCATTAGCCATTGTCATGCGTTCGTTTTTTACGGCATAGCTCACGGCAATAATAACCGGCTGCGCAAATGTTTTTACGTGAGTCCAGTCATCTGTTCCAGTGCAGCGCCAGATAGTTGCTTTGCCGGTGTTGGCCCAATTTGCGACTGATGACATATTAAACGGCCTTTAAGAATAGATTACGCTCAGCAGCGCGACGACGCGCTAAACCGGCTAAAACTTTACCATTGGCCTTGTCCCATCTTAAAAACTGATTAGCGGCTGCTTGATAGTTGCCATCATTCAGAAACTTTAGCAGAGTAGATCCCTTTAGCGCGCCAATGCCTAGGTTATATGCAAAGCTAGTAAGTGCTTCTAGCTGATTTTTATTGACTGGAACTGTAACAAGCTTTTGAACGCCCGCCTTAAATACTGCCATATCTTTTATATAGCGCTCGTCAGCTTCTGCTTGAGTCCATACAACACCCTTGCTAACACCCAATCCAGTACTGCCCCAACCAATCGTCCATACGCCAGCAGGGCATAAATAGGCGGTAAGCTTGCAGCCTTCAAATTCTTGGATAATATCCATCAAGCGCAACCCCCATCTAAAACCATCATAAAAGCGTTATTTGTCGCTGAATTACCCACGATAGCAGTAGTGCAACCGCTTGTATCCAGCTCACGCAATTTTACACGCATTGAATCTACGCCTTTCTTACCATACTCAAACGACCGGCTAGCACCATTTGGTGCGCCTTGCGACTTAAGTTTCCGCGGATCGGCAGAGCTGGCAATGATTGCAACCGCGTAAAGCTGGATAAATAACATAGTTGA